ATATCCGAAACTATTCAAGGATTTCCCCTATCTTGAGAAGGCATACTATAGGGAACAACAATTTACGGAAGTCTTTCCAACAGTTCAGGAGGCTAAAGCTGCTGGAGAGAAGTCTAGAATCATGGATCGTGTTGAATCTGAGATAATGAATGGTGATATTACATCTATTCTAAAGGCAGCAAAACAGGAAAACAATGAATCATTCCTTAGAATAGCTGATAATTATCTTCCTACGCTGAGATCAGTAGATCCGCAGGCTTATTATCATGTTTTGGGTAATGTTGTCAAAGATACCATCATTACGATGGTTAAAGAGGCCCGCGCACTCGGAGAAAACGGACAACCATTACAGGCGGCAGCTAATATTCTGAATCAATTCGTGTTTGGAAGTCAGAATTTTCAGCCACCCCAACCATTATCTAGACAAGTTAGACCTGATGAACAAAATAGAGAACGAGAATTTCAACAAAGAGAACAACAAAGAGTAATGAGTTCGTTCGAGTCCACTAAAACAGACTTACAGACACGGGCTGACAATGTTTTAAGAAGTACAATCGATCAGAACATCGATCCTAATGGAACGATGACTGATTATGTGAAGAAAAATGCAACTAAAGATGCATTCGAGTCATTGGAATCATTAATTGTAAAGGATTCACGATTTCGTGGAATTCTGGATAAATTGTGGGAGAAAGCATTCCAACAGAATTTCGATAAAGACTCTACAGACAAGATTAAATCAGCCTATCTCTCTAAGGCCAAGACACTGTTGCCATCAGTGATAAAAAGGGCACGAAATGAAGCCTTAAGAGGATTGGGTCGCAGAAATGGATCAACTGAAGAGGTTGAAAGTGAGACTCTCACTACCAGAAAGAGTCCATCAGTTAGTAATGGCCGATCCACAGCCCCCTCAAGTGGAAAAATCAGAAGTGGGAAAGATATTCCGAAAGGAATGAGTACACTAGAATTTCTAATGAAGGATTAGGGGGCAAGTTATGGCCGTAACCGAATCTCAGGTAGCAGCAACTGAACTAGAGAAGGTAATTCCTAAAGTTCGTATGCTGTTTGAGCGTGATGACAGATTTTACTCGAATATCAAGAAAAGGGAAGTTGAAAAAATCTCGCACCGTCAGATGCGAGTTCCGCTGGAAATTCGTCCGGGTGGAAGTTTTCAATATTTCAACCCAGATGGTGGGGATCTTGGTCGCGGTGGTGGTTCGACCTTTGATAAGGCCGTACTCAACTGCGTATTTCTGTCAGAGAATATCGAATACACTAAATTGACTCAATGGGCAACTGATGATGCACGTAAAGCTGTAATCAATGCTGTCCGTAAATTGACTTCCACGGCATTGGATGAAATGCGTCGTCAGTTGGATAGTCAGATGATGCAGGCGGGAGATGGAGTCATTGGTGTAGTTACTAGTGATACTCCTGCAGGTGGATCTAATGTCATTACTTGCACCACTGATGGATTTGGAATTCGTCTGATGAGATATGATCAGACAGTTCAAATCTTTAATGCTGCATTGGATACAAATAAGGGAAGTGGAAAAATTACATTCTACGATGTGGAAAATAAGACTATTAACATCACTCCACAGATTCCTGGAGTAATTGGAACTGATAAGATTGTAACTAATGGAATTACGGCTCCAAAGTCAATGCAGGGATTGTTTGGAGTTCCATATCACCATTCCAATGATTCATCTGGAACTTGGCTTGGATTTAGTCGTACGACTACTCCAGAGATTCGTGCCAATAACGTGAATGCTAATAATAACGCAATGACTTTACCACTTCCACGATTGGCTATGAATAAAATCGGTAATAGAGTTGGAATTGAGAATACATTCAATCCAACAGCGTGGTTGCATCCATGTCAGATGCAGGCATACGAAGAAATCGGTCAATTGGTTTCCATCATACAGAAAACAACCAAGGAAGAAGGGTTGAATATGTATTTTGGAAGCAATATGCAACTAGCTGGAGCTGGAGTTAAACCCAGTTTCAGTTGGGATAAAACACGCATCGACTTTATTGTTGATGAAGTGTGGGGACGCGCGGAAATTCTTCCCATCGGATTCTATACAACTGATGGAAGGAAAATCTTCGAGATTCGTGGACCCAGTGGTGGTGTAGCGGCAGCGGAAATCTTCTACATGGTTGTGGGGATGCAAACGTACGTGAATAATCCCGCGGCGTGTAGTTACATTAATCAACTTGCTGTTCCCGTCGGATACTGAAATCTAGTACGAAATAGGAGACATGAAATGCCCCTAATAGCATCCGATTGGAGTCAGGTTTCACCTACAGGTCAGTCTGTTCCTGTTACTTTAGCTAGTGCAGCATCAATTGCACCTACTACTTTCTTGACTATTTTGACTGGTAACGTAGCTGTTGCTACAATCGTTCCACCAGTTTCACATACACATATGCTAGCAATTGAATTTGCTGGAGCTGCTGGTGTGGTGGCTACAGGTAATATTAAGACTGCTGTAGCTAGTGTAGCTGGTGTGGCGAATCTATTTCTATACAACCCAGCGACAGGTAAATATACACCTGTTTAGTTGGTAGTCATCAGGTGGTGGCTCCCTTAATGGTCTAAGCCGACTTAGAACATCACTCACGTGTAGATACAGGGGGCGAAACTACACGAATTCATCTCATGGTGGAGGAGGAGAGATGATACCAGGAACAACGTCAAAGCTAAGTGAATCTACATTGGCATCGGCTGCAAGTATTAGTCCCAAAACTGATATCGTGAAAGTAACTGGAAGTACCCAAATCAATACAATAGTTCCATCATTCGGTGGGGGATTTAGCGGATTCGTAATTCTAGTCCCGACTGATGGTGGAATTACAATTGGAACATCAGGAAATATTCTAGTAGGACTAGCTGCTGCTCAGAATAGATCCTTGATGTTGATTTATGTTCGTTCACTTGGTAAGTGGATAATTGAAAATGGTGTGTAGGTAGTAAAATGGAAACGATTGAAACCCTGAACCAACGTCTAGTTGATTATTACGGACTCGACTCCGATACAGGCCGACCAATGTTCAGAATTGTGTGGGCCAATGATGAAGTCGAGAAACAAATGGTCAATCATACTAGTTCAGGGTTTCAATTACTCTATCCAGTATTAGCTGAAGTCAAAAAGTATCCATACTTAAAGGATTTATATGTTCTTGAGCGTCTTGTTGTTGTTCCTGATATTAACCAGCCTGAAATTCCAGTCTCTAAATTATCGTATGAGCCTATTTGGTGCTATAGAGATTCTTCTGGTAATTCTCTACCTCCAGTATGGGATGCTACACAATTTGTGGTAGATACACTTTACGCGGCATTAGGTAAGAAATCATTAAAGAAATACGTCGAACCTGATCTTAATGAAGAAAAGGAAGATAGAGTAAAGAAAATTCAAGATGAACTATTTGGAAATGAGACTGAGGTTGGAGATGCGCTGGCTTACGGATCGGGAGTTGTGGTTCCAAGTAACTATAAAAAGGTGGAATAATGAGTTTAGTAGGTGAATTTCCCGGACTTGGTCAGACTAATCGTCGAACAATTAGAGCACCTGTCAATCCATTAGATAAGTCTACAGTCGTTTCAATTCTTCCAAAACAAGTAAGTGCGAATAAGATAACAATTCAACCTGGTACGTTTGAAATAGCTCCAGGAACACTCGAAAATCCATCAATTCTTGTGGTTGGAACATCAAGTTGGTGGCGTGAAGTCGATATAGATCAACCATTACTCGAAATTCCAGTTTCAAGTATTCAAGTTGCTGATTCTATCGTTAAGGATTATTGTAATGGACTATTGGGATGTAATATGAATGAAATGATGCCTGGATTATTCTATGTTCCAGGTGAGTTTAGTGTAAAGAAATTAAAAGAAGAGTATTCACAACTATTTATTAAAGCTAAAGCCAATCAGAACAGATGGTTCATGGAATTAATTCGAATTGCTGACATTCTATGGAGTCGAACCAATGGAAATCCATTATCCATAAGTGATGATGCACGATTGGGATGTATTGAATTGAATATTTCAAATAAACCTTGGTTGGGTGATGTTCAATCAATGGAATTAGTTCGATGTATTGCATGTGGTTCACTGAGGAATCCACAATTTCCAATTTGTCAGACTTGTCATGCAATTGTTGATCCTGTTAAGGCGAAGGAACTCGGACTTACATTCGTTAAGATGTAATGAAAGAGGAGGAATGAGATGCCACATCAAGTAACAGTTACAGGAAAGACCGGACCAAATTTTACGGTTACAGCGGCAGTAATTCCAAACGTCAATAGAGTGACGTTTGAACCGAATCCCAAGATTCTACGTGTTCAGACTGATGATATCAATGGAAACATTAAAGATTTCGATATTTCGGCTGCAACTACAGTAACTTGCACCATCACGGCAGGGAATTACGCCTTTTCTGTATCGTAGCCTCTATTTACAGAGGTGAAATATGGGTAGTACAACAAGTCTAAAAGCCGGCGAAGTGATGGATCGTAGTGCAGCTTTACTAAATGATCCACTTAAGACAGATTTCACCTACGTAGCACAATTACCTTATCTGAATATTGCAATAGATGAGTTAATTGAAAATTTAGAAGAGTCGAATGCAGGTGTAACTAATCAAACATCTGCCGTAATCACCGTATTAAAAGGATTCGATCGAATTACACCAATTGAAGACATATCGTTGGCTCCTAACTATCCGATTGATTTGGTTGAAATTCGAGAAGTTGGGGAACGATCTGTTGGAAGTAATGATTCATTTCAGGGACTCGGAAAACGCGAATTTATTTCGTCTTTTCCAGCCACTAATTCATTACTTTATTGGGCATGGGAAGATCAGATCATTAAATTTAACCCAAATGGTGCGTTGGCTGATAAAGAAGTTCAATTGAAGTATGTCCGTCAAGCCATTCAATTGGCGACTGATGAGAATTCAATCATCGGTACGATTAATTCTCGTTCCTATCTATCATATAAAACTGGTGCGTTGTGCGCGTTTTTCATTGGAGAAAATCAATCTAGAGCAGAAGTATTAGATGGTCAAGCTGAAAAAGCAATGGAACGATTAACTGGAATTGGAAATAAGGGAAAACAACAGATAATGACACGGCATCGGCCTTTCAGGGCTAGTTATAAGGCTCGGGGATACTAATGCGGGACCATGATCCAGTTGTAATTAATGATTTCAATGGATGGTGGGATCGAGATGATGAGGATTCCGCTCCATTAGATCATTTCAATAAAGCGATTAATATTCAATTCATTGATTCAGGAATTGAGACTAGATATCCATTAGACAAATATCAAGATCCTAGTAAGGCATTCGGTAAAGTCTTACGTGTCTATAATTATGTAACTCAAACTGGTCAGACTCTATTGGTATTAGTTGAAGGTGGAATTATTCACCATGTAACTAATCCAAATAGTGTTTATTTGAATATTTTAACTATTCCTACAATGACAGACTTCGGATTTGTAGCCATCTCGGGACGGGCTTACATTACACCATTTACTACATATGTAGATTCAAATGGTCAAAACTATGAATTAGGTTTACCTAATGAAAATCTTTACGTGTATTTAGGTGTAGGAGATCCAGCTAGAAAAGCAGGTGGAGTTATTCCTGTTAGCGGAACTGGGACACCATATGTACCATATAAGCCATTCCTTGCATACACTAATACAGTTATAAATGGACCAGTTGTAAGTGAAGGAATCCATATAGTAGCTGTAGCATTTAGTGATGATGGAACTAATTTTAAGAATGCAGGTCCAATATCTCATCCACCTCCCACACTTCTACCCCCATTTGCAAATCGTGATATGTTTCCTGTAGTTTATGCTACAGGTACTCAAGTTATTCAATTAACTAATATTCCATTAGGTCCACCTGGAACTATAGCTAGAAGATTATTAATGACTCTTGCAGAAGATATAAATACATATAAACATAATGGTCCACATGATTGGCGAATAGCGGAAACACTTCCAGACAATACAACTATAACTAGAATACTTAATCCTCCAGATGCAACTTTAACATTTGTATTTTCTCCAATTGTTAGTTCTCTCTATCATGAATCTAGCGCAATGATGGTAGTGGAATCATTAGATACTGGATTCTGTGACCTTGGATTCCATTTAGTCGGTATAGTGTATGAGACTAATTCAGGTTACTTGACAGCAGTTGGACCCGAATTCTATGCTGGAAATACATATGTCACTCCAACTAAAGGAGTTACGGTATTAAATATTCCAACTTCACCTGATCCTAGTGTTGTAAAGAGACACTTAGTTTCAACTAAGGCCATATTCGATTATAATGGAGATCAGAAAGGATATCAATTCTTTTTCATTCCAAAAGGTACATTAAATGATAATATAACTAGGGCAATGAATGTATCATATTACGATTCTGACCTTCTATCAGATGCATCACATTTGATGGATAATTATGATAGAATTCCAGCAGGTGTATCTCTTTGTACGTATCATAGTCGATTAGTTCTAGTAGGTGATCCTACTATTCCTGTTTTGGCAGCTACACCACTTGGAAAAAATCCACGGGATGCGCCCGCAGCTAGACCAGATAATCGATCAGTTGCGTGGTTATCAGCCCCTGGAGAACCTGAAGCAATTAGTAAAGTCGATGGATTGATTGTAACTCCATTAGATGGAAATCCGCTAACTAATTGTCAGGAATTCCGTGATGCTCTCTACTTATTTAAGAGGACACGGACTTACGCATATGTAGATAATCAAGATGAACCCGCATCATGGCAGGAAAAAGTAATCGACGAAGGTACGGGCGCATCAGTACATGGAATAGGTACAGTATTGGATTCTGGCGGAGTAAATATTGACTTTCTAATAGTAGCCAATTGGTCCGGATTAATGTTATTTAATGGAACATATGCACGTCCTGAGATATCATTCAAAATTGAGAATTTTTGGCTTCAATTGGATCGAAATGGATTCAGAAATGTACAAATAATCAATGATTCCATCTCTAAGAAGGTCTACATTACACTTCCAACGATAACTCGGAATTTTGTTTTGTATGCTGATTATAAGAAAGGACTAGACCCAAAGAATATTAAATGGGTTAAATGGGAATTCGATGCTGAAGTTACTACAGCGTGTTTAATTAACACAAATAAGATAATTTTAGGAGCTGCATTGGATTCAGGTGGAATCTATTTCATCAATTCATTCAAACCAGCTAGACATGATAGTTATAATAATGGAATTGAGAAAAAGATACCTAATCCCATAATTCGTACATCTTTGTTAGGTGGATAATTGGGGGGATGATGAGTCCAGAATCAGATGGAAGTGAGGCAATATCTCATTTCGCAGCAATTAGAGTTATAGTAACTGGATCTGGAAGTTTGAAAATGTCCATCTATTCAATGGATGACATTCGATCAAAACAATTGGTTCCATTTGCTCTAAAAAATGTAATTCGAGTCGTTCCCACCAGATTAGTGAATTTCCTAGAACAACGTGCATTATTTGAATTTAAGACTACAAATATGGATGAATATTTCAAAATTACTAAAATTATAGTATTCACTAAGGAAGTTTACATGTCTCATCCTGGGGCTTAATCATGGCATTCCAACCAGGAGATAAAATAGTTCAATTTGCTGATCTTAAGAGTACATTATCTCAATCTAAAGCTATTGATCCCGCCCTATATCAGACAGTTCAAACCTTAATAGAACGACTGGATAAATTTAAGTCCAGTCATGACTCAACTGTAGATACCATCAATAATAATGTCAATAAAATCGTTCAAAATATAGTTATAACTCCAAATATTGTAGCTACTTATCTTACATTACTTAATGAAGTAGGACAATTACCTCAATCAGTTCAATTACTTGCAGGAACTAACATAACATTTGATGATTCGGTTGCAAATAGACGAATAGTTAATGCAACTAGTGGAGGTGCCGATTTAGATTATTTGGGGAATTACGCACCGGCTACATACAATGATGGTGATATCGTCATTGGTAGTGATGGTGTCGCTTACATGTGTGTTAAGGATGGAACTACAACTCCTCCTGAGGCTTGGCCTGGATCATCTGGTGGAAGTGGTGGAAGTTCAGGTCCACACGCGCCCACACATGAAATAGGTGGAACGGATATAATCGATATCAAACTATTAGGTGGGTATCCATCTGATGTCACGAAATTCTTGAATGGAACGGGTGTATTTAGTGTACCTTCTGGTGGAAGTGGTGGAACTCCAAGTCCACATCATTTAACACATGAACCAGGTGGTTCTGATCCAATGGCTGTTGATGCCATTATAACTATTGGATCATTACGTACATTAGGTACAGGCCCACAACAAGCGGCACCAGGTAATGATACTAGATTCACGAATGCGCGTCCTCCTATAGTACATGCAACTACACATCAAATAGGTGGATCTGATATAGTCGATGTTAAATTATTAGGTGGATATCCTGGTGGAACCACAACATTCCTGAGAGCTGATGGAACATTTAATACACCGACTGCGGGAGTTCCGGGTGCGCATCATATCACACATGAATTAGGTGGAACTGACGTAATTCAGAATAATGCATGGTTAAATCAAGCTAATGTATTTACACAATATCAGACTATTGATACTAATACTCCTAGACTTATTTTTAATGATCCTGCGAATCCTGTTGATAATCGTAAATGGACATTTATTGGTATTCCGTCGAATATGTTTCAAATTGGTTCTACGACTGATGCTGGTTTAACAACAGCTAATTTACAATTAGATAGAAATGGAAATGTTTTAGTAGGTAATGTATTAACTGCAAATAATGGATTAGGATCGACTCCATTGAATGCATCTAACCTAACTATAGGTACAGTTCCGGATGCAAGATTAAGTAGTAACGTCGCATTAAGAAATGTAACTAATACATTTACAGCAAGTCAATTCATATCAACAGGGACTAGTTCAGAACTTCGATTAATTACAACTTCTGCAAATGTTGATGCTAGAACTTGGAGAATAGTTAGTATTGGTTATAATCTGTATTTTCAAGCAGTTAATGATGCAAATACAGTTCAACAGGGTGTTATAGATATTGATAGAACTGGAGTATTATATGCGGCAGCAGGATTAGGAACCACTCCATTAAATGCATCTAATCTGACTAGTGGAACAGTTCCTGATGTGAGGTTGAGTAGTAATGTTGCATTGAAGAATATTGATAATAATTTTATAGCTCAACATTTGGGTACAAATACCACCATTGTAGGAACTAATTCAATTCTTTATTTTCAAGCTTATTCTGCAACTCTAAATAATAAGATTTGGAGGATAATTAATTATTCGGATGGTAGGTTAATTTTTGAAGCATTATCTGATGATTTAAGTGTTCGTCAAAGTTATACACTACAATTAGATCGTGTAGGTAATGCCCTTATTCAAGGTGATATCTATGAAAAAACTCGAACTACACCGATAGGACATTGGATTAGTTTCACTCCAACATTTGCAGTAGATACAGGTACAATTACACTTAATACTGCTTATACCGCGAAATATACATTAATTGGTAAGACTATAATTCTTTCAATTCGTGCTAGTATAACTTTAAGTATTGCAGTTCCTGCATATTTTATGTTTACACCAGTAATAGGTGCAAGTTACACAACAACTCCAATAAATGATAATATTGATACTATTGGAGTAGTACAATCATTACCTGGAGAAGGAAGAATTGTAATATATCATAATCTTTCAGCAACAATTAATTGGACTGCGGGAGCACATGAAATAGGTTTCACAATTTCATATGAATTTCAATGAGGTTCGTGTATGGCTGATCAATCAACGATTCAGATGGCATTGACGAGAGATACGGGTCCAGGCGGATTCATGGAACGTATTACGGCTATTATGGCATATGTGGCTAACAGTATTCTATCGGAGAGTGTTGGAACTGCATATCATTCAGGACGCGCACTCTATGCTCAAAAAGTAATGAATAATCCCATTCAAGCCGCCCAATCAGGTGGTCCATTAATTGTGATGGGAATCAATATTTCAGGTAAAACAACTTACGATGAAGAAACTAAAACATCTACTTGTGCATCAACAGATCTAGAGATTCAATCACAAATTCAGACGGATTGGAATGGATTAGCTGGATTGGATACTCCTTCCTAACATGGCTCCTATTACACCTAATCCAGCGACAACTGAATGGGTTCCAGTATGGGATTTAAATGGAACTGGAAGTGGATCTGGTGGTGGTCTACATCATGTAACCCATGAATTAGGTGGAACTGATGTAGTCCATCTAGATGGAAGTCAAATAGTCAGCGGAACTATTCCTGATGTAAGATTATCAAGTAATGTAGCTCTAAAGAATATTAATAATAATTTTTCAGTTGGTCAAACATTTCAAACATTTACGGGGGTATCAGGTAATAATTCTTTATTTTTTCTAAATGATATAACTGGTCCTACAGATGCTAAATATTGGAGAATACTTCAAAGTTCGGATGGGATATTATATTTTCAAGCATTAAATGATGCTCAAACTATTTCTCAAAGTTTAATATCTATCTTTAGAGATAGTTCAATATTGGCACCAGGGGGACTTAGAAATACTCCATTAAATGCATCCCAATTAACTTTAGGGACTATTCCTGATGCTAGATTGTCGAGTAATGTTGCATTAAAAGATCAAGTAAATATATTTACACAAGTTCAAGCTATAGTAACTCCTAGTGCTTTACTTCATTTATCTGATACTAGTCAACCTGTTGATGGTAAAGTTTGGAGAATAGTAAATGTTGGTTATTTAGTTATTCAAGCAACGAATGATGCAGTTACAGTTCAACAAGGTGGGGTGACAATAAATCGATCTGGTGTATTAGTTGCTGCGGGATTGGGAACTACTCCATTAGATGCATCTCAACTATTAAGTGGAACTGTTCCACTGGCTAGATTACCCCCATTTATTGATCAAGTAATTGGTGAGTGGCTTCCAATTTTAGGAGGTGAAGGAGGCGAGAGTGGTCAAGATTATCGCATCCAACAAGGTCGATATATGCGTACAGGAAAACTTGTACATTTATGGGGTTATACACAATATAATGGACCGGGTGGAGGTGGACATACAAATGCTAAGGGCATAATTCATGGTAGAATAGTCATAAAGAATTTTCCCTTTCCAATTGGACTTGCTCCTGGAATAGGAATACATCCAAATCCTCTTATAGCGGGTAGTGTTGCATATCATACAAATATGTATACTCCACAAGATAGAACTACAGTTCTTTGTTATGGGATTCCGGGACAGAGTTATGCGTATATACTTAGAGATGTAAAAGATGGTGGAAATCCATTATTTTTATTAGGTGATACCTCTCCTAATACTGGTTTTTATGACGTAAACGATGATACTCAGCTAGTCATAGCAATATCATATTATATCGATTAGGAGGCAGGATGGAGATTACAGAAGAAATATTAGATAAACACCTTGAGAATTTCAGGAAACAACACACAGATTTGACGGCTCAGGTTCATGCAGTTAGTGGGGCTATTCAGGTAATTGAATTACTTAAGAAACAATTAACTAATGACAATAAGATCATACCATCCGAATGATTTGGCTGAATTAGAACGAATTCACTCCGCCAATTTTTCAAGTGAATTCTATCAGCCGGATTTCATGAAATATGTGTGTGCATTCGTTATAGAAGATGAAAAGGGAATCATTACATTTGGTGGAATTCGTGATATCGCTGAATGTATAACTGTAACGGATAAAACTAGAGACCCAAGAGACAGAGCTAAGGCATTATATCAAGTATTAGATGCAGCTATTTTCATCTGTAGATCACATGGATATGATCAGATTTATGCATGGTCACAGAATCCAATGTGGTATAAGCGACTGAGAAGAAATGGATTCAGACCACCTCAAGGACAGTCTTTAATTTTAGACCTGTAAGGAGTAGAAAGATGGGTGGAAACAATAATACGAATTCAGGTGCATCTGGGACTGATCCTAAAGGTGTAGGACAGAATCAATCAGCACATCAACAGACTAGATTTGAAAACCAACAAGGACCAATGGTTAATGCGTTCGCGCAAAACTATGGTCAAGGTGCTGAACAGAATTTAGGTGATTACACTGATATAATGAATTCCTATGCAGGGATTGCAGCTAATCCCGGCATGGGTGCATTCGCTAGTGGTGCGTATGGTGGTCCGGGTTATTCCGCATTCTCGGTTAAACCTGGAAGTGCGAGTTACACCGATCCATTTGCATCATATTCTCAGTTTCAAGATTTATCTAAAACTGGTGGATATTCTGCTCAAGATATGGCTGATCTTAGATCTAGAGGAGCGGCACCAGTTAGAGCAGCATATGCTAACGCTGAAAGAGAAGTAAATAGAGGTAGAAGTTTACAAGGTGGATATTCACCTAATGCTGCCGCTGTACAGGCTAAAATGGCTAGAGAACAAAGTCAAGCTGGTGCAGATGCAATGCAAAGTACAAATGCAGGAATCATAGCTGCAAGGAATCAAGGTCAATTAGGCGGAATGCAGGGAATGTCTAATATTGAGGGTCAAAGATTAGGTGCAGATGTTGATGTAAGTAAATACAATACAGGACTAGATTATCAGGGTCAAATTGCTAACATGGGTGAAAATGTACGTGCCCAGGAAGGTAATATCAGACTAGGTCAAGCTAATGCCGCCGCTGGTGCATCTGCATCTAATGCCGCCATGCAATTAGCATCACAACGTCAGATGGGTTCATTAGCTGGAATGACTAATTTGTATGGAACTACACCTGGACTATCCAACACATTCGGAAATCAGCTATTGGGTGGGGTTAATTCAGGTGCTCAATTTGGTAATCAATTATATGCAAATGATATCATGAATCAACGCGCACCTGGGGCATTCGATCAAACTATGGGTCGAGTTAATCAAATAACTGGTGCAGCAACTGGTCCTGCTAATGCTCTATTAAATTATTATAGTAATCGTAATAATCCACAAATGTCAAATGGTGGATATACGGGTGGTGGTTATCAGAATCCATACGGAACTAATGTTGGTGCAATGGATCCAAATAGTTATTATGGGCCAACGCAACCGGACTATGGTTATTATGGACCAACGGAGTAATCATGGCATATCCATTTGATGAATCATTCGATGTTTACGGACTTAATAAGAAGAATCGATTAGATCGATTAATGCGTGATCCCTACAGTAATCAATTGACTGAACCCGGATTAATGGATCAGTCAGAGAATCCATTCGGTGGATTATTTAAGCCATCTAATTTACAGTCGATTGGATCTGCATCTGATCCATCGGTATCTGCAAAACCAGCTCAATCAGATGATGAGAGTTTAAGTGAATCCATAAGAAAAATGATGGAATTGAATAATCAATACTATCATCCTGAACATACGGCTTCAGATAGATTGAATCAACTATTGAATAGTTTCCCACAAGAAAAAAGACCATCAATCGGTCGAACGATAGTAGCTGGTTTAGCTGGAATGGGTGCTAAAGAGGGTGGCGGATACGATGCATCCCAGAAGGTGATAGATGAGCCATTTAAGGGTGATTTAGAGAAATGGAAGGCCCAGACTCAACCCTCGTATCAGGCAGCGGAAGCTGAAAATCAAGGTAATGTAAATCAACGTACATTACTAGGGAATATGATTACGGCTGAAACAGCTAGTCGTAGAAATAGAACAGCAGATGATAAATATAGAGCTGAAATTCTATCTAGGGAGAAGATTGCAACTGAGAAGGATGCAACAACTAGAGAAATAGCACAATCAAAACAAAGATTAGAACAGTATAAATTTGATAATCCTTATTTGATATTTGATTTCAATAGTCCAACTGTTCAAGCATTTGATCAACAAACTGGAGAATCATTTGATACGAAAGTTCCATCAGGTCATATATCTGATATGGATAAAGCTGCAATAAATCAAAAGAATAAATTAGCACAAATTGCAGCACAAGGAGATCAATCTAGACGAAATGAAGGAACTAGACAAGAGAATCGAATTGTAATTGAAGATAAACGAGCACAAGATGCTAGAGATTTGAAGGGAGTTGAGAACGAATCCCAACAAAGAATTGGCGAGGCACGTAGGGCTAAATCAATATTAAATCAGAATCCCGAATTACGTCCATACATTAAATTCGATGGATCTAGTCCTAATGATTTTACTCTAACTCCTCCTAAGGCTGGTTTCTTTAGTGGAGTTTCAGCCGATATTCAGAAAAAATACGATGATGCAGTGAAACAAATTTATGGTCAACAACCTACCATTGGTGGTCCCCCAACTTCAACTCAAAAACCGAAACCAATAGCCGGATCTAATCAGGGAATCCCATCTAATCAAGGAGTTCCAGCTACAACTACGAAGGCTGGGGATTACACAGAAAATACAGTAGATGAACCAATTATTCAACAAAATCGAACAACTGGTGCGAAGCGTGTATCATATGATGGTGGAAAAACCTGGAAGCCATACACAGGTGGTCAATAATGCCTCAACCAGATGATTGGGTTACAATTTCAGGTGGTAATCCTGATGATTGGGTGGACATTACTCCCAAAAAATACGAAAATAAACCATCATACTATGATCAATATCTTGATCCTATAGTTAGTACATTAACACGCGCACCCGATATCGTCACTAAACCTCTCAAACGATTTGAAGATTGGATTACTACCCCTAGTCTCACATCCACGGATACGACTAAATCCATTCCGATGGGTAAAGATTTATTCATTAGTCCCCAGGAACGAGATATTGCAGGTGCTCAACTTAAAGGTTTCATAGGTGGTTCCGCTGTAGGACTGGGGAATCAACTATCTCCAGCTAATGTAGCCCAACAGGCATTTCCGGAGTCCAAACTTATAAATTACGGGGTTACAGGACTTCAGGGACTTAGTGGAGTTAAAAATTTAGCTCAAGGTAATTATCTCGATGCTGGTCAGGATTTGGGATGGGCTGTAATTAATCATTTGCTTGGACCTAATGCTGGTGGACATAGTGGTGATAATAGACCACCTCTCAATATGTCAGTTGAAGATATGGGACCAGTTCCATCAGGTCCGAGTCCACAATTTAGACGACAATTGGAAGGGCGTGTAGAACCAGTTAATACACCTCCATCACAACCACCTCCGCCAAATACACCACCAGAGGGAGTGGGACATAGAATTATTAGGGATGATTGGACTCCTGCAATGATGGAGCATTATAAACAAATGGGATATGTTCCAGGTGGAATTGATCCCGTTAGTGGTAATGCTTACATGGAATTTAGGGGTTCACAACAATCAACCCAACAGGCACCATCACAAGAACAACCAAGTAATCCATTCGATCAGGTTCCTGTAGAAGAAGATTCAACTGGAGAAACAGTTAGACTTAATAAACCAAGTAATACAGCTATTGAGAATTTAAAGGCGGAAGGATTCAAACTAGTTGAAATTGATCGATCTGGTATAGCTACATTTAAGCGATTATTTACAGATGAATCTGGACAAGTTGATTTCGGAGCATTGAAGGCTGGATTACGTCGAATGTTAGGACGTGAACCTACTGAGGAAGAAGTTCAACGTAAGGCATTTGAGGAAAATAGTCATATTTCAGTTGAACCTGGTACTCAGACTGGACAGGTGGCCCCATTTACTCTAAAATCACGTCAAGTAAATGATGTTGTAATGGATATATCTAATCATCTTAAACAAGATGTAGATAGAATGGATGAAAATAGTCTAAATCGGTTACTTCAAGAAGGTGAAAATACTATTACAAAAGAAAAAGATCCTACTATTATTATAGATAATTATGAAAATTTAAATGAACATTTACAATTTGCTAAAATATATGGAACACCGGATGAAATTGAGTATATTGGACAATTACGTGATATTGCTTTTGATAAACAAAGATCTATACAACGACCACGTACTCCTATTTTTACGCAACCATCTCAAGAACCACCTTCTATACAGGAACCAATTACTAATCAATTAATGCCGCCAGGACCACAACCAGTCCCCCAACAACAGATGGGACCAAGATTAGTTCCACCTGTCCAACCACAATTCAAAGAACCACAAATAGATCCAAATATTGCATACATTGAAGCTCATACACCAATAGATCAATTGAGAGGACAGAATCAGTTACAGAATATCAGTCAACAGGGTCCAATAAATGAGCCAGTTGATCTAGGTCCACAACCTACTCAGGAGTCATTTGGCCCACGTAATACTCCAGATGAGCCATTATTTCAACGTGCATTCAAATCTGATCCTAAACGAATGGATTTAGGTCCACGTTATTATGGTCAGGGTAGACCTAGTATTGCAGGAGATTTAGTTCAAGCACGGGATAGTCAAAATGAACGCGCACGCGCACTTGGAATTGATCCAAAAGGAATGAGTGATGATGAACTAGTTAATGCAATTCGACGAGCGCGTGGATTAACTGATGAAGAACCACAGTTTGCAAAAGTCAAGGGCGGAGGATTACAGATAAGTACAGATAATCGAAGGGCTGCAACTAATATCACTAAAGATTATTCAAGTCCACTTGAAGGAATTATGAATCGTGAAGGTATGCAAAATGCAATGGATGCAGCCGATTCAATGGGTCTTGATGGTAAAGTTAGATTAAGAATTACCAATAAAACAGCTACTAGTCCAGCTACGATGGAAATACATGATAATGGTTTAGGAATGGACGAGGCTACATTAGCTGATAAATTAACTACACTATTTGCAACAGGTAAGGAAAATCAAGCAGGAGCTACTGGTGGTAAAGGAATTGGAAGTGCAAGTTATATACTAGGTGGTGAACATTTTGAAATTGATACTGTGGCAGTAGATCAACGTGATGGTAAGAAATATAGAATTGAAGCTGGTGGAACTCCTGAACAGTTTCATTCACCCCAAGGATCAGATTGGAGTAAGACTCCAGTTCCAAAAGATACACCAACTGGAACCTCGATTAAGGTAATATTAAAAGATAATCAAGAATTACATTACACTAGAACAATGGCAGATAATATCATTGCACATTCAAGAGATAGACAATCTAAGGTAATATATGATCAATACGGTTATATGACTAGTGGAACACCTATTAATGAAATACAACCAAATGATCCTAAGTTTAATACTGAACATACATTCAAATCATCTAAAGGTGATAAAATTGTTGCAGATTTTACGTTCAAAAATAATGAAATTAAAGTTCAAGTTCCTCCATATGATAAAAATAAAGAAATATCATATTTTAAGGTTCATGTGTTGAATAATGGAATGTATCAATTTAGTGAACAGAAATCAATTGGATCGAAGGTTAAAGATTTTCCCTCAGATGTAATCGTAAACATTCAACCTCAAGTAGATGAGATGCATAATGATTATCCATTTACTAACACCAGAGAACACTTGAAAAATGATATTAAAGAAGTTATAGAGAAGGCTGTTAAGGATAAACTTAGTGGACCGGCAGTTGAGAGGAAGAAGAATAGAACTCAAGAATTATATGATTCTATGCCATTAGTTAATACTCCAGGTCTTAAACGTAAATCGGTGATATTTGATCCAGGTAATAGACTTACACCAGATGAAATTAAGAATGTTCAAAGTAGTCCAATAGTTAAGTCATTACTTCTTCATTATGATAATTTAATTGATGGTATAATTCAAACAACTGGTAGAACAGAATGGGCTGATAGATTAGAAGGAATTGGAATAGTATTCGATCCTACTATAAATGGAGTAATGATACCTAATCCAACTACAGGCAAGGCAACTATTCTAATTAATCCATTTGCAAGGATGGAAGGTGGACTTAATCCGAAGGATAATGCATGGGATAGTACAATTACTGCATTACATGAGGCTGCACATATTGGGAAGGAAACCGGGAAACCTATTAATTTTTCTCCCCAAGAACTAACTGATCCTCGTATGGGTAAATTTTTACAAGATTACATGAATGAATTAGTTAATCATGGTGATGTGGGATACGAACAAACTGGTCATGGAATGGGCTTCACTCATAGATTGGGTGAAGTTTTCAGTTCCTTTGGAGTGGAGAATACTTATGGACAGGCCAATCAACTTGAACAAATCCTCTCAGACAACACTGGGGGATACCGTCCAGAAATACAGAGAATATTTCAGCTCTATCAAGAACGCAATGGGAGAGACGCAACTACAGAAGACCTTCTCAGCCCAACGGGAACTAAGCAAGCAAATAGAAGATCCGGTGGAACGGGGAATATTCCTGGCAATTCACAAACAACTGGAGATGGAACTCCTACCTCCAAGTTAAGAGAAGCATATAATTTATCACGCGGAATCACTACAACGATGGACTTGTCTGCACCATTGAGACAGGGACTTCCATTAATTGGAACTAGAGCATGGTGGACTTCGTGGAATCAACAGATGCGCGCTCTCGGATCTGAGAAAGCATATAATAAAACAATCGCAGATATTAAAGCCAGACCGATGTTCCGTCGTTACAGGGATTCAAGGACTGGAAAGGAAATTAAATCATTCGCTGAACAGGCTGGACTTGCGTTAACAGATGTAAGTACTAATCTGAATCAACGAGAGGAATCTATCGCATCTAGTTGGACTGAATCCGGTAAGATGTTCGGTGAAAATAATGCAGTTCAGAGGGGATATAAGAAAACAATTGGACGTGGAGCTAGGGCATCTAATCGTGCATACACAGCATATTTGAACCAACTCCGTGCCGATACATTCGAGACACTAATTAAGGATGCTAAGGTATCATTCGATTCATCCCAGGCAGCAGGTACATTAGCTAAGACTGGAGATAAAGATCCACTAACTGATATGACTTATGCTAGAGAAATAGCTCAAGCTGTGAATACATTGACTGGACGTGGTTCATTGACATTAGTTGGACCTAGTATGGAGGGTGGTAAATTACATTTGAAAGAACACTCAGCAGAAGCCGCTGCTGGACTCTTAACTAATACAATGTTTGCACCTAGGAATACCGCTGCCAAGATGCAAATGATGAATCCGATGACTTATATGATGGCTAGTCCATTCGTTAGAAAACAATATCTGAAAGGATTACTCGGAGTCGCGGGTGCGTGGTTGACAGTTTCGGGATTGGCTTCACTGGCAGGAGCCGATGTAACATTAGATCCGCGTAGTGCAGACTTCGGTAAGGTTAGAATTGGTAACTTTAGATTAGATCCAGGTGGTGGGTTTCAACAGTTCCTTGTAGACTATGCAAGAAATGCAACTGGACATACACTTTCATCAGCTAGTGGTAAAAACTTCGAATTAGGACAAGGATACCGTGCTCCAACTAGGAAGGATATTAATGAGGGATTCTGGGTAAATAAACTTCATCCATTAATTAAATTTGCATACGATATATCGAATGCATCTACACATCAACCATTCGGTGTAATGGATCGAACTCTCCAACAAGTTGTTCCATTAGTTGTTCAAGATTTATGGGATATTGTTAAAGAGAACCCAGAACTGCTACCATTTGCACCGGCAATAATAGCAGGTATGGGCACACAGATTTACAACAAGGGTCAGACTGAGGAGAGATTCATTCCAAAGGAATACGATTACAATTTCACAGGTGGTGAATTACCTGGATCTAGTCTATTTCAATGATTCATTGTACTAGTCTGGGGATTCCCATTATCGAGTCGATACACCTCAGTTGCTCTCGGTCCTTTAGGTGTCTTCAGTGGTTCAAATGTAACTTGTATTTTAATGTTATTACTATAGTCCATCACTAAATCTTCAAAGTGTCCATTGAATTCACTTTTATGGAAAAAGTAGTCCTGTCCACTCTCCCCTTTTATGAAACCGAATCCCTTATCTGGAACTAAGCTGGTCAATTTTCCATTCATTATCTTCTCCTCAATCTAATTTGACTTTTTATAACTTCAGACTTAACATTGAATGTTTCTATTACAGCTTCACCTAAATCAATACCAGCCTCGGCAGACATAATATCTAAATAAATAATAACATCTGCAAATTCTTGTATTAATTTAGGACGTGCATCTTCAAGAGAAAAATCTCCACGTCGTATCTTTTTTAATACGTTAGCTGCTTCTCCTAACTCTCCAGTTATAGCTACCATCCAATCATTCAGACTCCATTTGTCATATTTATGTGCTAATTCACCTTTAGCATTACGAAATTCAGGTAATCGATTGAGATTTGCCATACGAAGCATATTAAAAGTTAAGCCATCAATCATTTGTTCTTCTCCATTCTGCACGATGCACAGGATAGGTTACGACCGAAATTAGTTAATCCACACGCGCACTTCCAAGGCTTTACATTAAAGAATTCACGATACCAATCATCATCCTTCACTTCAATCGTTATCTCAGATTTCATTTCATCGAAGTCATCAATTGGTATTGGTATCATCTGTTTTATCACTAATCATGCATATAATTAACTGTCTGTGAACTAAAGTTTTCAGTTCATCATTCCAATCTGCATAGTCGGTATTGGCTTCCAACCAATCAATGAATTCTTGTATTCTATCTGATAGTAGTATCATTTCGACTTTATTTCTGTAGTAGTCAGTCTGCATCCAATGAAATATACACATACATCGTTTTAACCATTCTCTCTGTTCTTCATATTCTTCTCTATCTAATATCTTACATTCACATTCTAGTTTTCCAAGTGCTGAAAATGGAGTCATTGACTTTCTCCTAGCGATTCTTTCCACTAAACAATTTCTTATATTCAATCACCTGTTGGTCAGGCATGGTGTAGATAATTTGATTCCCTATTGAATCAGTTTTAATCATCCCCGCCTGATCGAATGATTGCATTAGTTCATCTAATTCGTTAGCATCTTTATAGTGTGCCCACATCCTTTTCAATAGCATCGCCCGACTGATTTGATGAGTTTCCCTGCCAAGTAATTCCATTATTATCAGATTCTTGATACTCTTGTATTCTGATAGTCCCTTCTTTCCGTGACTCATCTCACGGATATTTCCTACTAACTTCTCACAATAGGCGATAGACAGTTCCATACTATCTCTATCGATGTGTAACTCAGGACTTCGAGCTAGAGATAATAACATAGCCACTTTGAGTACGGAGTCACCGAATCGATTCAATGTACCAGTGTCATCTTTCAATTCATTCGATGTAGTCTCAAGGAATTGTTCATACCACTGCTCATACATTAGACCAGCTTCGGTGAAGTAACTGACTTCGCCCGTTAATTTTTCCGTGTAAGGAATTGTACAACACTCTGTGGGAGTCCTACTAGCCATTGCCTTAAATGGGCCACTTAACTTAGTTAGTTCCTTGAGATAGTCTATTAGTTCGGGGTATTTAGGGGGGTTGATTAAGGGGACCAATAGACTGTTCGCACGATTACGTTTATTCTCAGATATAACGAATGTACGAGCGAAATACCCACCATGTAAATCTTTCTTAGCGAAGAAATCATTCGAGTGAGCCTCATTTGTAGCCGTTAACATTGTGATGGTTGGATCTTTCAAATTGAATGTTTCCATCTTCAGTAGTGAACGCCATTCACCGATGTTGTATTGTCTATCATATAAATCTGTTAGAATATCTGTGGCTACCTTGTCTTCAACTATTGAACTAGTCAACTCACTACTACATATGAACGCCGTACTTTTAGAGATTACCTTCCCGCCCGGTTGAGTCTGTGCTGTACCCAATTCTTTTAAGATACCCTGAATAGACGATCTGCCCGAAATAATACGCGTCCCACCTACGCCTCTCACGAGTTGTTTCGCCATCGATATCGGTGGACCTTTTTTCAATCCCGACTCGGCATGAAACATCACATATATGTTCGGATACAGATTGTGTATGTGTCTGTCTATCCATACATTGTCCTTTACTATGGCTGATATGGCAGCCAATCCACCCCACATCCAGAAGTTAGTCGGAGATTCAAGTTCTGCGTGTTGAAAGAGTAATTGTTCTAGCCATGTCATCACATCTCCTTGATTGTCTGTTTCAATCAGTCACAATGAATTGTTCGGTTATTGTGAGTGCGCGTACATCAGCTACTTGGGGAGTCTCAAATTTAATTGGTTCAGTTTTGAACTTGAATTTCTTGAAATCACAATAGTTCTCACCAATTTCTACATCACATGGAATCTTCAGATACTTTCGAGGTAGACTACATTGAAGGAAATTAATAGGTCGTTCCATTTCCTTCTTGGCTAATGGAATAAATTCATCCACATCTCCGATTCTGACTGAAAATAATAATGCGTCATGTGCTTCAAGTATAATCTTCGCTTCTTTGAACTGTTTTTTAATTCTAAGACCAGCGGCTTTAGTATTATCAGTGACAGCTCTCTGCGGAAGATATGCAAGTGCTTCTCTAAAAAGATCGTCTCCCCATCGTTCATAAAATATACGTACACCACCTCGTTCAGCATCAACACCCCACGGAAGTGGTGCAGTAAGTCGTCTAGTTGATTTAAGGCATTCAATAACCTCGGCGTGGAAGATTCGTTGTATTGTTGGTTGTTTTCCATGAAATATTTTTAATGCCCTTCCCGCGATGTTTTCATCAATTTTGATAGGTATCTTGTACTTACGGGCTTGAGTGTTAAGTTCCGTACTGGCCCGTCTTGCACCAGCCCCCAAATGACCCGCATGGCGTAGTGTTTTCCCTGCAAAACGAATGGGCGATTCATACCCCAAAACTTTTTTAGAATAGTCATCTTCAGTTCCTCCGAAGAACCATGAAGCTGTGAGTGCATGATAGTCATGAGTATCAATATCTATTAATGCCTGTTCATCCATCGCCAAGTTAAATACTACACGCGCTTCGGCCTGAGATGAATCTAATTGAACGAATACTTCACCCTCATCCGGGAGATACATTCCTCTAACATCAGCTCCAATATCACCATGTTTCGTGAATACTTGGAATGCGGTTCCTATCACTTTCATGTCGATCTTTCGACCCTTACCCACAATATCTATTTTTGGTCTAATTGGCGGATCTTGCTGTCCAGTACTACTACGACCCGTTTCAAGACATGGAAAACAAGTAGTCCGCATCTTTCCATCGAAGTCAGGAATTGCCATTAAGTACGTACTGATTGTTTTCTTAACACGTCGTCTCTCTAAACACTTTTCAATCCATACCCTTTGGTCAGGTCTACTTACACCATTCTTTAGATTTAATAGACTAGTTAATTCCTCTTCACCAGTTCCATTCCTTCGAGGTAGTTTCCATATCTCGAATAAATGATGATACACCTGAGTCGGTGAACCTACATTTACATCAACCCCTGATAGATCGAACATTTCAGTCTGAAGTTTCTCATCCCAACTTAGATATTTTTCAATTAATTCCCTTCGTTTATCATAATCAACTCTGAATCCATTGTTTTCAATCTCTAGATAGAATTCAGGTAATTGCATTAGAAAGTTGTAATAGAATTTCCTGACATCTAATTCATCTAGGTCAGGTTCCATATTTTGATCTATTTCAAGTGTGACACAAGCGTCACGTGCGCATCCGAGCAGTAAATCTCCAATTGACCCCTCATACATACCCTCGTCCTTATAGAAGGGTTCCCTGGTATAAATAGAAGTATTGAATGCAAGCCCTTTTGGGAGTTCAGGATTAATGGCGAAAGACTTGAACATTGTATCACTAATGAGTTTTCTGATAGAAAATCCAAGTCTACGAAGTTTGTCCCTGTCGTAATTGAAATTTTGTCCAACAATGTCCTTCTCCATTAGTAATTGAGATAACATGACCCATATTGTAGCTAAATCTGAAATTGGTATATCACTAATTCTATCCATATTCCATAGGGGAACCGCCATTCCATGATTTGGATTCAATGACAATCCAATACATATGGGCAGACAATGACCACCAGCCTCAATGTCTACCGCCATCTTACTGATTGATTTGTATCTTTGAAGGAATTCGTGTAATTCGCCGGAATTACGACAGACTTGAAGGACTCGATTGGGGAGATTAGATTCGGGGTGGAATGATTCCGCGAGTGCGCGTTTGAAATCGAATATCATTACCTGTCGATTGTAGTATCCTTTAATTTCACCAGGGCTACCCGAATGTATAAGATCCTTGGGATGATAGGTAGGAATAAGTTTATAACCCATCCCTCTGAGAATAGACCCTCGGAACTTATTAATTTTTGTTTTCCCAGTGAGCGCCCATAGACTAGTCCCACTGAGAGCGAGTATACAGTTTGGCTTGAGTTCATCTAATTCAATTCTTAGTTCGGAGAGTTGTTGGTCTATATTAACTCCAACTGATTCAGTCCGTTTACTGAATGGAATCTTTTTAATCCCGGTATTAGGTGGAATATGATACTTCGATACATTCGTAGTCCAAACTTCAGACCTACTAATCCCAGAATCCTTAAGTAGTCGATCTAATTCCCTGCCACCAGTCCCTGTAAATGGTCTACCTGAATTAACATCCTCAGACGATGGACAGTCACCTAATATGATTAATTTCGATCCAGCATTTCCCATGCCTGGGACGTATTTATTCATTTAAGCCAACCTATACTTTTTTTATCCAGTTCTAACTCCTTAGCTTGTTTCAAGAATTCATATAATTTATCGATATCTCCTTCTTCTAATTGAATGACATTCATTCCTTGACCCAGGTAAATAATTCGTGCATGATCTTCGTATTGACGAACCTGCAAATCTATTTCTGGTATGTAATCTTGTACTTTAAGAGTAATAAACTTTGAACATTTCAATTCAATCATTTGTTTTCTTCTTTTATCTCGAATACCTTAGAACAAACACAACATAACCATTTATTAGGTAGAACTGTTAGTTGTTCCATCATAGTTCTATCACAGTTGCTGCAATTCGGGCATTTTATCTTCATCTTTCTTCTCACGTTTATCGATTACCTTGATATGTATCGCTCTGTATCCATTCTCTGGAACTTGCACAGGAATGAACTCAACTATCATTCCAGTCTTTAATTCCTTGAATCCAATTGTTGATTGTTGTAATGCCGTCCAATGAAAAAAGATTCGAGTGAATTCGATATCCTTTGAACTGATGAATCCCCATCCGTTCTTACTAATCTTGATGATTCGCCCTGTAATCTTATTCTCTACTCTCTTCTCTGTTTCAGTCATTTCATTCCCCTAATAGTTCCTTAAAAGGCGGACACGCATCCGTGATTCACCTACATAATTGTGGTGACATTGGATGCGTGTCCTACCGTCAAATGAATGATTGAATGAACCAACTTACACTAACTTCAACCCTACTTCAAGGAAAGTTAGTGAATTCTGATTTCATTCAGTTTCATTTGCCGGATCTTCTTCAACTTCGTCGATTTCATCTTCTTCCTCAGTATCATCGTCATCTACATCTTCATCTACATCTTCATCTACATCTTCGTCTTCGTCTTCCGATTCATCTAATTCCGTGTCATCCAATTCCACATCATCGTCATCATCTACATCTTCCACAGGATCTACATCGACTTCGTTTAGATAGAATTCCATGATTGTCTCCATCGATTGTTGGACTCACATTAGAGTCATTTGTTTGTATGAAAATTAGCCGACTTCCACCCCTGCTCGGCAAACACAGGCTGAGTCATTGGCTTACGCCAACTAGGTGGGAACTGATTCAATTGAATTGTGGGATGCGGGCGAGCGCAGTCTGTCTTATTTGACTTTACAGTCTTATTCGACATCATCCCACAATTAACTAAAGACTACGAAGCCTTCGCAGTTCGATATTTGTGATTAACGCGATTGACCATACGACCCTGCCATTCGCCATTTTCCACAAATACTTCCACGAACTTACCCGCGGCATTAGCCAAGTCGAATCGTTGACCTGCTTTCACATCAACTCCAAATGCTGACAGGAATCCAACTGCGAATCCTACAGCCTTAGAATTGAAGTTCCAATCGACAGGAACCCCGGCGAATTCCGTTGAACCGGAGTCCGCATTCTTCATGATGGTACCTTCAACTGGATAGTTAGTTGAACCACCATCTTTAGATGGAGCCTCACCGATGGCATCGATTCTCATCAAATACCATGCGGGTTCAACTACTTTTCCTCTCAGTAGATCACGCTCAGAAAATTGTACGATAGGCATCATTCACTCCGTTGTTGTTGTTAGAACTTTGTTTCTTGCGTTGGATTGGATTTCATTTTCTCTATGGCAGGTTTAACCCAATCATTGTACAGTGGTCTGTCACCAAAAACTATCTCCCTATCCAATCCTAATGCCGTACGTGCGAAGTCATCCCCTGTATGTTCAGTTAATAGTGAATAGTCACCTCCTTGACCTTCAATGAATCCCTTCTTAATGTTGAAGTGATATACCTCAAGACAATAAGCAGGAATCTTAGCAGCTACATTCTTACCAGCGGTCACAATCTGCCGACTGATATGTGTTACATTTTTCGTTGTATCACGATATTCAGCCTTAACGACGTGAGCGATTAGAATGATATTGACCTTATGGAACTTGTTGATATCCTTCGTCAATGCAATCAACTCATTTAATGCCGACGACTCAGCGTTGTAATCTTCAATTTCGTTGACTGCGATTCCTGCGACTAGTTTCCCTGCGGTTCCACCTGACTTTTTAGTTTGACCGTATTTCAATTTCATCGTTTGTCTGAGTGTCATGTCAGCCATCGATGTAATCGAATCGAATACTAGTGTCTTGTATGGACAGTTCAATTGAAATTGTTCTAACTTAGCTCTCGGTTTATTCCAATCTTCGTAATCTTCGTAACTGATAGTTGATGGATCTATTCCCCATTTCTTCATGGGAAGATAGATTCCTTCCATCTTTCTATCCCAACTGAACCAGAATTGTGGGCCTGGATATGATAATGCTTGAGTTGATTTTCTAGTTCCAGGCTCGCCCTTTAACATTACGTATAGTCCATTGAAATCGATATCATTCATTGATGGCATTACTTCTTATCCTTCCATTTACATACCATACAAATTCCATCTTTGGCGACAGTCCATTGTCCACAATTAGAACACTTGACCATAAGTTAATCCCCAGTCCTGATTCCGTTATCTTTAATGACTTGACGTTGTTTCTTTCGTCGGATTTGTTTTACTTCATGAACTAAATTACTCGTTTCAATGATACGTTCTTCCAATTGTTTGATGTATTGATTCAGTTGTTCGGTTGAATAATTCTTAATGATGGATAGTAATTCTTCTTTAATCATTCTTCATCACTCAGTTCTTCTATAATAGTATCCATCCAATGATCAGGATGTTGAATCATATGACGATGAGCATCAGAGAATACAAGCCATTCACAGTCTAGTAATTCAAATCCTGGTGTTCCCCTTTGATGTTTATTAGTACCCATACAATCATGGCATATGAATTTAATCTGTAGATTCATTTCTTTTTACCATAAAGTAATTTACCACATCGAAGACATGACCCATGATAAGGTTGATGCCCTCGAAAGAAACAGATGATTCGACTGATTAGATCTGGTGTATGTTCATTGTACATCACTCGCTCCGCTCGTGCCATCAAATAGTTAATCCTCATCACGATTGTGTGGATCCCATTTAGGTGATTTAGTGAATTCCGCTCTCAATACTTCCACACGCATTCCTCGGTCTGATTCACACACTGGCTTAAACATACATGAACCATACAAGTTATCACAATGCGTATAATCAGGAGGCCAATAACCAGATTCCATGAATTGAATCAGTCGATAAGCCTCATATGGAATTGTCTCATTCTGCCATTCGTCTAATCTGTCCTTACTATAACTCACCACTTCTCTTGTGAGTCTTTCAGAAATTTTCAGAGTAGTCTGCAACCCAATCTTGTTGACGATGACATTTCTAGATTTCAGTAGGACACAATGACCCATGAACTGATTACTTAGACTCGACTTATTCCGACGTTGTTTAAATGTCTTGTGATCTACTGATACGATTCCGATTTGATTTGTATCGATGATTAGATCGAATTTCGCTTTCCACAAAACACGAATCTCATCATCTTCGTAGATTACTTCACCCTTAACCGACTCGGCAGCTAATGGAATGAATGAATCATTCTTATACATCTCGAAGTATTGTTCACATGTTTCTAATGCGAACTTCCAGCCTACATTCCATCCCTCATTTAATTCGGGTGTGTTTTGTAGTCCAGGGTATTCCGCTGGTTCATGTTTACATTCTGGTGAGTCCGTGTCACCTGATGAACAGAATGGACAGCCCTGAATATAAAGATTCCCCGCAGTTAGTCCCTGACTAATTGATGTATTACGTGGAAACCCTTTAATCATATGATCGTAATACACTTCAAGAACCTTGTGAATCAATGAACCTACTTCGAGAGAGTTGGACTTTCCTTTCATTGAAACTAATTGATTATTGAACCGAATGTCATAGTATCTAGCACAACTCATCAATGTACTGAGCATCGTTGCATCTAATGCTATGTTCTTCTTAGGTTGTGGTATTATGTCCATCTTTTCTCATCATATCGATTAATTGTTTAGCCCGAGGAGTCAGATGTAATTCACATTCCTCAGTAGTTGCACATCGAAGTTGTCCATCTGACTTGAAGATACAGACTGTACCACATTTAATGCAAATAGTCATATCTCCCTCTGATGGAATCACTATTTCCATCGGACTATCCACACTAGTTACCATATCCAAGATTCTATGACAAGTTGGACACGTATGTTTTGGAACGAATGTACTTGCTATCATCTACTTTTCCCAATTCTCAGCCATCAGTTGAATCTTATCTTCAGGAATTCCATGAATACTTCCATGTAATGAACCCGACATGGTGATTTCAGTTACTCGATATCCATGTTTAGAAGCCATGTCAAGATATGGTTGAATTTCCCATCGTTTAACGAATGTATTAGATACCACGATGGTACTATAGTCATCCAACATACTTAATCTCACCATGTCTTGACACCATTCATGGGCATCTTTGATTTTCTCTCGATCGTATTCGTAGACTCCACCTCTCATGAAGTATTGATCGGCTTCAAAGTGAAGTCCATCTAATGTTTTAGCGAATGTCGTCTTACCACTTCCGGGGAGTCCGCGTACGATGATTAGTTGTTTCATTTGTTTATCCTTAGGACTAATGGAGTCCCTCGAAGTTGTCATCCTTCAATTGACTTAAGAGTTCAACGAATAACTTCCGAATCACTCGGAGTAATTCCATTGAATTATCTTCAAGTTTATCGACTCCAATCGCTATTTCTCCACCATGTTCTAAGTAATTATTGAGATGTTTCCTAACTACTTCAACATCTTCTTTATTGATTGGAACAGTGACAAGATAATGACTCATTTCGATGAATGTCCTCTTTCAAGTATACGGACACGCGCCGAGGTATGAAGTCTGCGTGTCACCTTCTTATTCTTACCAGTCTTGTGTTTGTAGTTACCTGAATTCAATCGATTAGTTGGAGATTTAGGTCTGAGGGTATATTCTCCTGTAGCGAAGTCCTGATGCCGATCGAATGATATGATTTCACGTTGAACTGACTCTGGTGTAGCGAATCGAACCGCTACATCTCCTTTAATGACATACGATGAACTTAATCCAATGATGACTCCATCTGCGTGCAACTCGCGCTTCGTCGCTCGTGCCAATGCACAGTTCGATGGATTCATTTTAGTTGCATCTTTGCAGTCTTTTCGATTGACTGATACCTCAATCGTTACATCCGAGTCAACGACTGATTGAACCTGGGGAAATAATTTACGAATGGAACGTGGTAATGATGTTTTAGTGTTTGACATTTTGTTCTCCCTCAATTTCAATTATCCGAGTTTCCAATTTAACTACACAATTCTTCAGTTCCATTACTTGATCGATTAGATTGGTGACTAGTTCCAACAACTTGTAGTCGTTCTTTAGTCCTTCCTCTGATGATTCGACAATCATTCCAATTAACCTATCGTATAGTGTTTTAGGCATTAGACTAATCCATTCTCTTTGCAGTGGTCACAGTCGGCAGATTCGAGTACGGCGTGACGAATGTATCTATTTTGTCCCAATAGTCTCATTAGTATGTTGTATGTTGTATAAGGTAATTCATTACCGAGAGTCATCATCAAATCCGTCTCAGCATTTTCCTGAAGTTCACATTGTTTCGTGAGATATTCTTTCATCTTATCATTCATTTGATTTACTCCAATTTAGGCGCACAGCACTGATGGATACTAAAGAACTACGAGGGAATTAAATCCCTCGATAGTCCATCCTATTTAATTAAAGTACCGACAGGAACATCCCACAATCGGTCCATGTACATTGAATTCATACACGCACTCCCCTGTGGAAGTCCGCGTCGATATCGACCGACAGACCACCTGGCCCATATTCTATCAGCTTCGGTCATACTCTCTACAATGACCTCGGCCTTCAATACACCAGATACCGCCATTTGGAGCCGTACCGGCTGCTTAGTTTGAACTAGTTTCAACATTAGAATACCATGTCCTGACAAGATTGACATAGACCACTGATACGATATTCACGCTCACTTAATTCGTCACGGAATCCGGTGATTGGTTGACCGCATCCGATGGGAGGATTCACACATTTGTTTCCTTCGATGGCAGTAGTACGACCTGATATCGCTTCAAGGAATCTTGTGATGTGTGGTGACTTTTTAGTTGGTTCCATTTCTGTCTCCTAATTGGTGTTAGTAATTACTCGTTCGGGGACTATAATCCATTGAACTGTAGCCCCCTGACCAGGAATTACTTGGTCGTTAGAATCTTCTTATTCTTTTTCGCGTTATGGGCATTCACGATGGTCTCAGCTAATTCCTTCATTAGTGAGTCCTCATTCCATTGTGGCATCTCACCTTTATTCATGCCATCATGGAACTGATATCGCTTCCTTTCAACGATGCCGTCTAGTGTGGAATCTATAGCCGTGAGTCCTTCCATGTGCGCGTATATCGCTGACACTGAAGTACTCACACTTCCTATACGAATGAATCTACTCTCTGCCTGTTCTTCTCTACCAGGATTCCACATTCTTTCGTGTAACACGCAATCACAACACGTCTGGAGATTTAATCCCTCTCCTGCAGCGATTGTTGATGCCACAAGAATCGCCTGTTTGGATTCGTTGAATATCGTTTGGGTAGTGTGAACCTGACTTGAATCCATCCCTGATACGAATTTCAAGACTGGAATATTATTTCCATGAACTGACTTGAAGTAATCGAACAACATGTCCTGAACATCTTTATGGTGGGCAAACACCACAATCTTACGGTCAGTGTCTTCGATGAATTCGTTGACATATTCCTGGGTTGCATCAATCTTAGCTAGTGCGACTAGATGCCGCATTTTAGCCATTGCTGCAATAATAGCCATGCCACCTAAATTACCTGACTGTTCTTCAAACCATTTAACGAAATCATCAACTGCCACGTCATAGGATTCCTGTTTCTCAGGGTCCATCTTGACGTATAGTTTGGTTCGATTGATTAGAGGTAATTCGGGCATTACTTCCGCTCGTTCACGTCGGATGCAAATGTCCTTCGTGTATTCACGAAATAATTTGATGTTCTTAATTCCGCCCTCTTTTCTGAATGCGCCCTGCCAGAAATAACTGACCCATTTAGTCTTGAATCCCTCTTCCGAATTGAACTTCATTGGATCGAGCATATTCAAGACTGGAAATAATTCACTACCTCTATTATTCCATGGCGTTCCGCTGAGTGCGATTACTTTCTTTCCTTTGACTACGCGCCGAACCATCTGAGTCCGTGCCGAGTCAACATTTTTAATCTGTTGACACTCATCTAATACGACCGACTTGATATCCAAATCATCGAACTTCTTGATATCGAACCCTGAATTGATTACTCTCCCCGACTTCAGAGTCTTGGACTTCGGAACCATCATGTCATAACTAATGATGTAATTCTTGAATCCGGGCATCGGCTCATCTTTCGATGAACTGATAATCCACGGAATGTGGTCTTTGCCCATCCATTTAATGATGAACATTGCAAACTGATATTGGAGAGCTGACTTGACTATCCACAATGTGGACTGATATTCAGGATGGAACTTCAAGAGTCCACCGGCCTGAATAGTTTTACCTAATCCCATTTCATCGAAGATAGCCACGCCATGATTTACGGCTAATGCCGCTTCACCGAATTTCATTCCTTCTAACTGAAAATCGTATGGTCTCTTACGTGAACAAAGAACACAATTATTCTTATCCCATACGTGTTCACACGATGGGTCGCCACCGAATTGAAATGTATGAAATGGTGTCCCTTTAGGAATCCGGCGGACTAGCAGGTGGGAACATTCTAATTGAATGAACTTCCAATCGAACTTCTTGTCGTCACCAGTTACCAGATTCCAATCATGGTCAGTCTTGGCGACTTTACCACAATATTCACATTTGTCTTGAAGCCGTGTAATCGAATACTTCGGAGTCCGAACTATTTGTTCCTCGAATGCAATCGGTACGATGACTTTCTTTTCATCGAATGTAACTTCTACATCTGCACCTGACCGAATTGCATCGATGATATTTTGGTCTAATGAAAGAGTTGAACATGGTGACGTGTTATCACATCCGATTTCTCTCGCTTTATTAGACCACACTTCATCATGCCCATGAAATGGACCGACTATGGCATGAGCCACTTCGTGAAGATTTGTATTCTTAACATCCGGGGTTGGATGAATGTCAATATGGTGGGCTGATAGGATGATTGTCTTGTCTTTATGTGAACACAAGCCAAGGAATCGACTGGACGAATCAGTGTTGAGACGAATATGCCAATCCGTCAGTCCGTGTTTATTCAGATTATCCCTGAGATGTTGTGTCGCCTCTTGTCTAGTCATTTGATGTTCCAGTCTGAATTAGTTGGATTTATTTCGTTTGGCTACGATTTCTAATGCAGCAGTTTCAGCCGATACACCATATGCTTCCATACGCATCTTAAGTGCGGATGGATTAATGCCGTGTTTAGATGCCATCTCATTCAATTCTTTTCGTTGAACTGAATGACCTGGCTTATTCGTAGTGACAGCTCCTTTAATGGATTTAACCCGTGGTTCACCGGATGGATAGTTGATTATGTCCTTATCGAATTCTTTCCTTTGTTCCTTGTTCTTGATTCGTGGTGCGAATTCCTGTAACTGAATCTGCCACATCGCCTTTTCGTTTTTCTTCTCTTTGGCGAATTTTTCTGCCTGAAAGATGATGGGCTGTAATGCCTCGATTCTAACTCGAATCTCTTTCACGAATGCGTAGTATTTTTCATCCTCTGGAATCTCTGGATTAGATTGAATCGAAGCCATTAGTTCGGATGCGGGAGTCGTCTGCGCGTTGAATATTTCAGTCGAATCGATAATGCTGGAATCTCGTTTCCTCGATTCCTCGATTATTTGTCTGGATTCCATTGACTTTTTAGTATTGGCGATTGTAATGTCATTCTGTTCTTGAATGCATTCTTTGCATATCCAGATGTTATTCGATTCCATCCAAAGTTCCCGCTGGTCTATCTGACCATGAGAGTCAAGATGAATCTTCACGTCACATTCGCCGATTCGTTTGGCTACTTTATTCAACATTACGACACCTTACGTTTCTTTGAATTGACTTGATTAGTTGAACTAGTTGATTTATTGGATTTCATCTCGGCCCGTCGAATTGCGTGGAGTTTAGCACGGCTAAACTGTTGTGCGATTAAGGGATTAGAATGATAATCACACGTCCCAATTCTTGACTTGACAGAATTAGACAGAACTACGTCCAGGGGGAATGATTGAACCCGCTTAATTCGTTTACAGATTGTACAGAAGAATCGTTTCATGATTATGCTGTCCTCTCGGAATTTTCAGCCTGAATTTCAATCTTCATAAACATCGGTGATACCGATTAGCATGGTTGGCCAATTTAATTGACGTGCAGCCAATATCATTGGGTCCGACCACACATCCTGTTCATATGGTGTATATGTTCCGTCTAGATTATCTCTAACCTGTAACGGTTCAATCTGTCCTTGTTTCTGAAGGACAGCCACCATTTTATTGATGAAATATCGGTCCGTGCGCGTAGGATGATGATTGGAGGGAATTACTAGTTCGATGGGAACTATGTAATTTTGTCCAGACTTGCGGGAGACTTGACTCATTGAACATCTGTCCTTTCGGAGTTTCAGATTGTAGCTGGATTTAATTGTTTGAAATTAAATGGCTACGTGAGCGGACCGCCGACCCTCTTAGGGTAGCATGGGCCGAGGTTCGATGCAACCCCAAGATGTAGTGACGAATGGCCGAGCTAGGCACTAGATATTGTGGTATCCGGCACCTAGCTCGACCGTAGTTAATTGTTCTCAGTTAAAAGTCAATCTTCCATCCCATCTCTTTATACAGTTTACGTCTCTTAGCTAACATTTCCTCATTTGGTTGAATTTCATTTGATTTGATTGGTTCGATTGATTGAATAGGGTCGGGGATTGATTCGATGATATTCATCTGACGACAATCAAAACATCTCGGTTTATCTTCTCTGAGTGCGATTGTATCGATTATAAACATATCACCACAATCCCAACATTTAGCTTCCTTACCTGCAAGAATATGTGTTAATCCTTTATGTACGAAGAAACTACATTCTGTACATTTCCATGTTTTTCGATCTATGAAGATTAGTTTATGCGGATGTTTCATTGTCTGTTTCCTTTTAACTAATTGACCGGGCCAGGGTCGGTTTCGGGCCGAGCGATTCCATGCCATGCCATCATTAGGTGTGTCTCCGTGTCTGTCCGTGTGTTGAGTCTAGCACGATCGACCACACTTGTCAACCCACCCCACACCCACACAACTAAACACACATATAAACCTAAACAATTATCTAAACATAAAAAAAAACAAAAAAAAAAAAGTAAATACAAAGTGTTGGGGGTATGTTTGTGTGGTTGGGGGTGGGTGAGGTGTGGTCGGTTGGCACCAAGTGAACACAGAGACACACACACATAGACACTTCAATTATTTGACGAATTATATGGCATCACGCACAGCCAATTAGTCGGACTCGCGGAGCGAAACATTCCTGAGACTACGCGCACAGACTATGCGCACAGCTTTAGGTGGGATGTAAAGATGAGCCAGATTATGGCTCAGGTTGGGGTGGGATTAGATCGGTGGGATGATGGGGCCAGTTTGCGGTCCTGGCCCCGTGAGAGAATTACTCCTCAGTGTTCTCCGCAGCTTCGGCAGCTTTCTTGGCGGCGCGTGCATCCAACCGCGCTTTCATTGCGGTAGCTTCCTCGATGGCGTCTTCCTCGGAGAATCCAGAATCTTCGAGGAGCTTCGCCTGAGTCTTAATCCAAAGAGCTGAATCATTGGCGGAAGTGGGCTGCTGGAGTCCGGCGGCAGTGACCTGAGCTGACATTGCAGCCTGACGCTGTTTCCCCAGTTCCTTACCATTGACCAGCTTCACCAGATCCTTTACATCCGGCATCTTGTTAGCCGTTTGAATCTCGGCGTATGCCGACTTGTAATCATCCTCGGTCCAGTTCTTGTAGGGTTTGTCTACGCCGAATCCCTGGAACGTTCCCGCGAACTTGAGAAATGGTGTGGTGTTCAATTCACCATCAGCTTTCTTCAGTTCCGTGAGGGGTTTGCCAAACCAATTCTCAACCTTGCCGTCAAACTTTCCTGTGAACATTTGTCTGTCTCCTCTGACTCTCGGAACCCCATGTTCCGATTCTCTTTCCGACCCTGCGACAAGTGGCGAGTCGGTCAACTTTGTCTATCCGTTCGGGTTTCGCCTTGCGGCTACCGGCCTAGTTGGAATCGACTTGTCTAGAGTATCACAGTCAAGGCCCGGTGCAACAACAATCGACCGACCAGCCACATAATTATTTATGGATGAGCTGCCCGACGCAAAGGACTTTGCGACACAAAGGACTCGGCACAGAAAATTACTTTGCGCGAAGCGCAAAAGTTCTTTGAGGCACAGAGTCCTTTGTCTTGCAAAGTCGAGGGCAGGGGAGTACACCCATGCATCGATGGGACTCCCACAAGTAGTCGGGGCGGCTTGCTTGAAATCAAATGTCTTAGGAAGAATCGTAGAAATAGAGTCTCATAATTAAGTTACATAATTAAACGAGAGATTCAAGGAACGGCTCCAAGGTTGGGTAGGAAAAAGAGGGGGTCTAAACCTCTCATTCTAAGGGGGTTAGTGGGAGGACCGACTTGACAACGAATCGATTTCATGAGACAATTCCTAATGTCTCTTTCCGATAAAACAATAAAGGAATATAAGAAATACAAACAAAGAGATAATAATTATAAATATAAATATAAAATATCATTAGATTTTTTCAGGGATAAATTAATTGGTCAAGATTTTAAGTGTGCTATTTGTTCACTAAAGCAAATATTTTGTGGAGCTTTACAGGTAGATCATTGTCATAAGACAGGTAAGATACGTTCTCTCTTATGTTCACGATGTAATAAAGAACTTAGTAGATTTGAATCAAAGGGATCGGTTCCAGTTAGTCGGTCCCATCTAATAGATCCCAATACTGAGTATACTAAATATGTAAAACAACATCAGGGGAAATCATATGTCCATGGGTTTACTCGACGACAACGCCTTCAATTTAGAATTGGCCAGGTTAAATGGGAGTAAACCTAAAGTAGTTACGCCAGAAGTAGTTCCCTCCGTTCCACCAATCCATCAAACAATCGAACGACCTGGTAGACAATCAGGTGATAATAATGTGCCGGATTCACTCCGAAAGATTATTGGAGAGGATGCCTTATTGAATGGTAGACAATCTGCCGTCGGTCTGGCTAAATCATTCGGAATCTCGGCTTCAAGTGTAAGTGCGTATTCCAAGGGAAGTACATCAACAGATTCATACAATCAACCCAAACAATCAATCATCGAACACATCAATAAGTCCAGGGCACGGGTTATAAAGAAGGCTAGTAAAACATTAAATGGTGCCCTTGAAGCGATTACACAAGAGAAATTAGATTACACGGACGCTAAGGACTTGTCAGTCATTGCGAAAAATATGTCGGGAATCATTAAAGATTTGGAACCAACTAATCCTACCGACACGGACTCCAAGTCAAGTCCGCAGTTCATAATCTACGCACCTCAATTCAAATCAGAGAATTCATTCGATGTGATTCAAGTCAATGAATGAATTCGCTAGTACATGGGCCGGCATTCAATCAGAGGGCGGGCGTGTGAATACAAGGGTTGTAGATACAAGGAGATAGAATATGTTAGAAACATTCAAACCCAGAGGAATCGATCCATTTGTCCCATCGCTACGCTCGGTCCAATCTAAAAGTTTAGATGTATCCGCAGAACAATTCGATTACATTAAACGAATTCTAGATAAATGTTGTTCAGATAGTCAGTTCGCCGAGAAGGCATTCCATTCAATTAGTTTAGTCCTCACAGGAAAGTCATTTCCTCCCCCCATAGTCAGTAGTTTGAATCCAAACACGATCCTCTTAGGATCACCATCATTCGATATCATCGTACATGGCACGGGATTCGATTCAAATAGTAAAATCGTATTCAATGGATTCGAGGAACCAACTACATTCATCAGTTCCACTGAGGTGTCTACGGGAGTAGACATGGATGTGTGGGTCGCACCAGCAGTAGTTCCAGTTGGTGTAATGGATTCTCATGGATCACTATCTAACACAATAAATTTCACGTTTGGAGCTGCACGAAGTGCAGTTACGCTAGTACATGGCTTGAAATCAGATAAATCTGATCATGAAACTTATTCAGGACATGACTTGGATGAAAAGTCAGACAAGATAATTAAAGATGAGAAGAAGGCATCGGATAAATTGAAGGAAGATATTCAGAAGAAACTTATTCCTGGTTCCCTAATTCATCCTCCTAATCCCTTGATTCATTCAAATCATCCAGAGAAGAAATCTGATAAATGATTCCTTCGGAATCAGTACAAAGATTTACACGCAGTTACACGGGTTGACATCTAATCACGTAATTAGTTTCCGGGCCAAGGCCCGCGTGTAAATACGAGGCAGTTAGATGGTATCTGGATCACTCACAAAAACACAACAACTAGAGATTACATATCCTCCCATCATAGATGAAGGGGGGAACATCGTCCCTGCGAGTTCATTTCAATGGTTCGCATCGAATGAATCAGTCGTTGTGACTCCAATCAGTAGTAACCCAATCAAAGGTCTAGTCAAAGCATTGGATTTAGGCGAATGTGAAGTTTGGGTCACTGGTGTAACGATAGATGATGGAGTTACAGTAGAAGGTGAACACGTATCCATTGAAGTGGTGAATAATCAAGTGGTTCATACATACACTTTTGGAAGTCCAACACTCAGTACACCAGTTGAACAAGTAGTCGATGTATTAAGTGGATTCTTTGTAGCCACTGATGGGTTGGATTCCAATCTTGGTACTGATGTAAACAGTCCATTGAAAACTATCAATGAAGCACTATCCAGACTAAGTCCTGGTGATATATGTTACGTTCGAGGCGGCAATTACGCTGAGAATATTACATGGGTTCCTTCGGGTACACCTGATAATCCAATCACTCTAAAAAATTATCCAAATGAAACTCCCTGGTTGAAGCCATCATCCCCAAATCCAGGTGGTCACGTAATCTGGTTAGATGGAAATATTAGTTACTTCGATTTCGATGGCATCAATATAGACGGGATTCCATCAAGTCAAGTCTGTATATGGACTTCAACTAATAATGGATTGGATCCACATCACATTCGTATCATGAATGCTGAACTAATCGCAGGTCCACAAGGTGGCGCGGGTGCTGTACATTTCGGAGCACATGGAGCTGATGTTCCAATCGGTGCAATTGGTTCAAACACAGCAAAGAATCTGAAGATTCACGGTGGTGGATTACCCGGATTGTGTGGATTTGCGTGTGCATCATACGCGGTTTACATCAGTGGGCCAAATAACATCATTGAAGACTGTGAAATGTGGGATGTGTCGGGCGCATTCATTCAATTGTATTCACGCGGAGACCCCGCTGATGGAAACATCATACGAAATAACATAATGCGTGATTTATCACGGGCCGGGGCTGATTCAGAAATATGGGGAATCTTGTCTTTAGGTGATGATAATCAGATTTACAATAATCTAATCTACAACATTACATTCGTTGGTACAAACCTCGGAGGGAATAGCGCCATCTCCCTATCAGGTAAGCGAAATAAAATCTATAATAACACAATTTACAATAATGCAAACAATGGAATGAACATTGATTCTAATGGATTAGACAATCTGATAAGAAATAATATTTTCTTTCAGAATAAAGGCACAAATTTAATCGATTTGGGTACAGGAAACATTCAAGATCATAATTTAATTGGAGTCGATCCCCTCTTTATGAATACGGGGGCCGGTCCCTACGATTTCCATCTAAAAAGTGGGAGTCCAGCAAAACACACCGGGATAGCTGTACCAGAAGTAACTGATGATTTAGATGAAGTGGTACGTAGTTCGACTCCTTCAATCGGTTGTTACGAATAGCCCTTACGGGCTAATGAATATTTCCGGCCCCTGGGCCGCGTGTAACTACAAGATATTCATGCAGTCTCAGGAGATATAAGATGCCTATTCAGTCAATTCCATTAGGTCCGTCTACACTAATACTTCAGAATGTTGTATACGCACTTCCAGCTAAACTCTGTACCATCTTATCATCTGCCGCCATCGATGGATCTACTGATGGCAGTACGTGGAGTGCAATCACGGGAGCTAATACAGTTGGTGCATCTACCGCCGCATCATTTATTCGATGTACTACAGGTAATACAACAGTTACATGTAAGTCAATGTAAATTCAGAAACACAGTAAGGAGATAAGATGGCATTCCCATATTTCGAGCAGGTTACACGGGCCTACGAGGAATTACTTGAAGAAGGTGAAATCAAAGAAAGAACTGTTCAAGAAGAAGTTGAACAGGACAAAGGATTACTAACACGTAGAGCCGGATATTACGTAAATCGAGAAGATGACCCTGATATTGGAATTCTTAAGAAAGAAACTGGGAATAACAGTCAAGGATATTCAGTAGATCTACTGATTCATAAGAATGGAACATTTTGGGATGTAGCCACTGATGTGAAGGGATTAGCTAGTCCAGTAAATGGTGGTCCATCAGGTCCAGACCCTGAACTATCAGCTAATGGATGGACTGAACCTACAGCAGATCTAGCTAATTTAGAAGAATCAGAAGAAGGTGGATACGATCTAACTAAAGATGCGCCGCCATATGATGAGGCGAAATCAGTTCAATTCGGAACTGCGTGTAATGACGTGTATACTGAAAGTAAAGCTAGTCCGGATGGAGGAATGATTGCAGTTCATTCATTCAGATGTAGCTACGACTATTACGTCAAAGGAATTCCATGGGATGAATGTTATCAGAAACATGTGAATGCATTCCGTCTAGAATATGGATTACCTCCCCTCTAATTTTTATTTCTCACGTGGGAGCGTGCGTGTGAAACATTGGGATGAAATGGAATGAATTAGATGGAATGGAATTAGATGGAATCAACTAAAGTCAGACAGATAATCGACCCAAATAGTTGGCGTCCCGAGCCAAAACAAGAGTTATTTCTGTCAATTCCAACAACAATTAAAGAGGCATTTTATGGAGGAGGAGCGGGTTCAGGTAAAAGTGACGTACTCCTTTTATATGGGATTGTCCATCGATGGCACGAGAATCCTAAATATAAACAAGTGTTCATGCGTCGTACGTTCCCCGAACTTCGTAACGAAATCATCCCAAGATCTAGAGAGTTGTATCGCAGGTTTGGAGCAACTCTTAATAAAACTGAAATGTGCTGGACGTTTCCCAGACCAGATCAATTCGGGACTGGAACTTCTACTAAATATGGACCCCACAACGAAGGTTCAATGATTTTCTTAGGTCATTGTGAGAATGAAGATGACGTGCATCAATATGATACGATGCAGATTAATCTTTTCACCCCAGATGAACTTACTTCAATCACAGAATGGATCTATCTCTATATTGGATTTCAACGGGTCCGATCACCTGTGCCAGAATTGCCCGCTATTATACGTGCCGCCGGAATGCCGGGAGGTATTGGACATACATGGACCTACAAGAGATTCATTAAACCATTCCCTAAAGGTGGAAAGATAATTGTCGGACGTGGTGGCAATAAACGGATTTACATTCATTCAACCCTTGAAGATAATAAATACATTGATCCGACATACAAACAATCATTACAAGGAATCACAATTGAGGCTGAGAGAAAAGCTAAACTTTATGGCGATTGGGACGCCTACCAGGGCCAAGTCTTTGATGAATTTCGTGACAGAAAATTCGATGACGAACCAGAGAATGCATTACACGTCATTGAACCATTCAGTATACCAGAGTGGTGGCCCCGGATTGTAATAGGTGACTGGGGGTTCGCCGCAATGACATGGATTGGATATTGTGCAATCAGTCCATCAAAGAGAATATACATCTATCGGGAACAACATTGGATTAAGACAAAGATATCCGAATGGGCGCAACATGTTAAAGTTTATGTGGATAAAGAGAATCCTCGTCTCATTAGGTTTTGTAAATCTGCGGGACAGGATAGAGGACAGGAACATACGATTCAGCAACAAATTGAGGAGGAATTACAACAGACAATTGAACTGAGTAACAACACACCCGGAAGTAGAGTAGCTGGTAAGATTCTAATCCACGAATATCTCAGATGGCATCCAAAACAAATTAACCAAAATGAAATAGGTATGTATAATGAAGATTACGCAATGTGGATTATGCGAAATCGCGGAATGATCGAATACAAAAGTTACTTGAATTCATTTAATCCAATTGAACCCGAAACCAATATTCCAAAATTACAGATATTCAAAGATGCGTGTCCAGTATTGGTGGAAGCGATTAAAGCGTGTAGTTATGATAAACCCAAAGGAAATAAACCTGCTGAGGACATCGCAGAGTTTGATGGAGACGATCCTATTGATGGTCTTCGCTATATCGTCGACGCTGCTGAAAGTTTCTTTGATGATGCTAATACTGAATTTAAGAAAATCCAAGCTCAAGAAGCGTTAGTCAATAAATTAAATCAAACCAATGATTGGACGGCATACTATCGAAACATGAGTAAAGTGGAATCTGAGGAAACAACTCATCCAGTCGGTAGGTATAGACATTGATTCAAGAGATTCTGAGAAAATGGTTTGGACTCAATGATCCAGTCTGTGAAGTCTGTGAAGTATTGAGAGGTCAGTTGGAACGTAGTGAGAGGGAAAGACATGAATTGTTGGTCAGATTATTAGATCCTCCGGGTGAAGTGCGTGTAAATACACCGGAGGAAGAAATCAAACCAATTAAACCACAACATATTCCTTGGCGAGTAAGACAACAAATATTGGAACAAGAAGATAGACATAAAGCTAAAGTAATGAGAGATAAGGTTCAAGAAATTGCGGACTTAGAGAAGGAACTTGGAGTCAGTCAGAGTCAGACTATTGATTCACAGTTAGGGAGTAAGTAGGAGGAGTTATGGCTGGACTTGGACCTAGTTGGCTACAAGAAGCACGTAAGAAAATGGAATCTAAAGGAACAGTCGGGGCTTTCGGTAAGGCAACTCCTAAGAAAATAGCGGCAGGTAAGAAACAAGGTGGCTTGCAAGCAAAGCGCGCAACATTCGCACAAAACATGAAGAATATTGCGAATAAAGGGAAGTAAATGGTTACATTAGTTTTAACCATCGCATTATTTGGATTCATTGTTTGGCTTATCACTCAACTCATTCCAATGCCTCCTCAATTCGTTGCAGCAATTTATGCAATTTCATTGATTTTAATTCTATTGTATGTGTTTCGAGTAGTTGGATTCCATGATATTCCAATCAGGTGAAATATGGGAATTTGGAGTACGATAGGACACGCGGCGCTACAGTACGGTCCATATGTAGCGGCACCATTTACAGGTGGGGCATCATTAGCATTAGCACCAGCAGCGGCAGCAACTAATGCAGCATGGAATGCAGCTCAACAAACTACAGCAACTCCTGGTGCAACCAGAACTATGAATCAATATGGTCCATCAGGTCTAGTCAGTAAAGGACAAATATTGACACCTGAACAATTACAAGGAATGTTTCCTGGTGGTGACGTATCAGGTAAGGCACCAGCTTCAATTATTAGTCCTGGAACTAGTCCTGATTCTAGTAGTCAGACTGGAAGTCCAATAGGTCCATCAAATCCATCAGATTTAGCTAGTCAAGCTGGTGGAGGAAATGTATTTAAACCACTAACATCATACGCACAACCTAAAGGTCTATTCAGTCAAGCTCTTGGAATGATGCCAGAAGATTCAAGTAATCCGAATCTTTCGACGGCATTAAATCAGGGTAAAATGAATGCGCTGAGAAATCAACCTTGGCGTTCATCTAGAGGAATTTATCCGAATCAGGAGGGTCAGTAAATGGGATTCATGGATGCTCTTGGTGCAATGGGTGGTCAAATGAGTGGACCATTACCACAACAATATATGAATCAAGGTCCACAACCAGAAGGGCCACAAAGAGAACCAGATCCAATGGGGCAACCTCAACAATCACAATTACCACCAAATATAATGGGTTCGCCACAGATGGGTCAAAATACGGGTATTACAGGTAGAGGTGGACCAGGAATGTATGGAGGTGGATTTACAGGTAGAGGACCACAACAAATGCCTCAGATGGGACAAGGTGGAGGAATGGGTCCTAGTCCACAAATGATGCAACAAATGATGATGCGTAGACAGCAACATATGCAACAACAACAAATGCAAAGACCACAAATGGGGCCAGGTGGCCCACAATCAAGATTTAGACCAATGGGTCAACAAATGATGGGACAGCCTCCAATTCAAGGGCAGTAATGACTAAAAGTAAAGAACTATCGGACGAAATTAAAAAGTCTCTAGACGAAATCATCCATCATTTCGATGATGAGGATAGATCTGTCAGAGATAGACAAATCAAACAATGGCGTCGATTGAAATTATTGTGGGAAAATGTTCAGCATGTGTATTACTCTGAAGTAGCCCATGATTGGCGGATTCCTGAATCTGAACGAGGGGATGATTCAGATCAGGGATACTACGATAAGCCAGTTAATGTATATCGTGCATACTTGGAATCAATCATCGCGGCTCTGAGTGTATCGGTTCCAGCGATTATTTGTTATCCAGATGATGCAGATAATCCATTAGATATAACTACGGCTCGAACTGGAGATAAAATAGCTGAGTTGATATTTAAGCACATTGATGCACCAATATTGTGGTTACATGCATTATTTGTGTATTGTACGGAAGGAATGACTGCGTGTTACACGTATCCACATGAATCTGATGAATATGGAACATATGAAACTAAACAATACGACGAATCAATTGAAGATCATGAATTAGGTACGTGTCCATTCTGTCAGGCTGAAATGTATGATAAGACGGTTCCTCCTGTAGATCCATCTCAACCTATACAACCACAAGGATTAACTCCTATCACTAATCCTAATGCAATGACTCCAGATGGTATGATTCCTGATGAACAGGAGGAACCAGATGAATTCATGCCTGGTCCTGTAATGAATCAATTAGAAGAATGTCAATCATGTGGTCGAATGGTTCTACCACAGAAATCACAACAATCATTAACTGTAACGAGATTAGTTGGAGTTACTAAACATGCAAAGAGTCGAGTATGCATGGAAGTATTCGGTGGATTGTTTGTAAAGATTCCAGTGTGGGCACGTAATCAGGCGGATTGTAGTTACTTGATTTACAGTTACGAAACACATTATTCAAATGCAATGGCGGAATTTCCGGATTACAGGGATAAAATTACACGGGGTGGGGCGGGATATGATATGTATGAACAGTGGGGTCGAACCTCACCACAATATAGGGGTGAACATCCAATCAATAATGTGACGGTTCGTAAAGTATGGCTTCGGCCAAGTGCGTATAATGTGGTGAATGACGATGAAATGAAGGATTTAATTAAGGATTTTCCGGATGGAGCTAAGATTTGTATTGTGGATGATTGCATCGTTCATGCGGAAAATGCTTCATTAGATGATTCGTGGACTATTACAAAGAATCCATTGTCGGATTTCGTTCATTTCGATCCGTTGGGAGTGTTACTAACATCGGTTCAAGACATTACAAATGATCTAATCAGTCTAACTGTTCAAACCATAGAACATGGGATTCCACAGACATTCGCGGACCCAAAAGTATTAGATTTCAAGGCATACCGTGATAGTGAAGTAATTCCAGGTGGAATCTATCCAGCTACTCCACGATCGGGTAAAGCTATATCTGAGGGATTCTATGAGGTCAAAACAGCTACTTTAAGTCAAGAAGTCTTACCATTTGCACAAAAGATGCAGGAAATAGGTCAGTTGGTATCTGGCGCACTTCCATCATTATTCGGCGGTCAAATGTCGGGGTCTAGAACTGCCAGTGAATACAGTATGAGTCGATCCCAAGCCTTGCAAAGGTTGCAGACTACATGGAAGATGTTACTAGCATGGTGGAAGGAAATATTCGGTAAAGCTATTCCATTGTACATTAAAATAATGGTAGATGATGAAAAACAAGTTAAAAAGAATGAAATGGGTAATTTCGTCAATGTTTTCATCCGTAAATCTGAGTTAGAAGGTAAGATTGGATCGGTTGAGTTGGAAGCTAATGAGAATCTTCCAATTACATGGAATCAACAAAAAGATGCAATTATGGAATTATTCAAACTAAATAATGAAGGAATCAATGCAACTCTTGCAACTCCTGAAAATATGCCGTATTTGAGACGCGCAATCGGACTAACTGATTACGTGATTCCTGGTGAAGATGATCGAAATAAGGAATACGAAGAAATTGAACAACTTATAAATAGTGAACCAATTGAAATGCCACCAGATCCAATGATGGTGCAACAAGCTCAAATGAATGGAATGCCACCTCCTCCACCACAAAGACTGCCATCAGTTGAAATAGATCCAGATTTGGATAATCATCAATTGGCATCAGATATAGATCGTAGATGGCTTGTATCTGATGCGGGTAGACTCTGTAAATTGGAGAATCCTCCAGGATATGAGAATGTATTGTTGCACATGAAAGCTCATACGATGGTGATTCAGCAACGTCAAATGATGGCACAACAGCAACAGATGCAACAACAAATGGCTATGCATCCTCCACCAAGTCAGGGTAATGGAGGTTCAGCACCTAAACCACCGAGTGGTGCCGGTCAGGAGACAAATAATGCGCAACCAACTATTCAATAATTTGATGGCACCAGATGATGGAAATGGATCAGTTGGTGGTGAAGTTGATTCAAGTGAAGGAAAAGATACATTTGAACTACTGAGTGAAGAACCAGAAGAAGTTCTAGACATAGAACCTAAGAAAAAGATTAAAGATGAGGTAGATGATGGCGAAGAAAAAGACGACGAAACAGAAGAAGACGAAGAGGAAGTAGATGAATTAACGGAACTTGAAGAAGAATTAAAGGGACCGAAGGAAGAAGATCTAGAATTAACGACACCAGTTCGACGGAAGGAAATTCTAGCTAAATATCCGAAACTATTCAAGGATTTCCCCTATCTTGAGAAGGCATACTATAGGGAACAACAATTTACGGAAGTCTTTCCAACAGTTCAGGAGGCTAAAGCTGCTGGAGAGAAGTCTAGAATCATGGAT